AAAAGCGATGGCTAATATTGCAACGATAGTTTTAAAGTTTTTCATAATGATTACTCGGTTGGTTACATGAATTCAGCAACAGCTTGGGCGAAAAATGCGGGAAAAAATTCGTTATCGAATTCGGCCCGCGTGAGCGGCAGGCGTGTGCCGTTGCTGAATGATATTTTTATCGGCATAGAGTCGGGCACGTAAAACTGACCCATTGGCGTTTTCTTTTCTAGTGCGTTACTGGCTTCACCGACGGCGGCGCGATCTTCGCGGGTGTAGCTAATGTCTACGCCGCGAAATTTAAAGCCGGTCATTTTTACGGCCATTTCGGCTTTAGCTTGGTCGAGGGTGTTTTGCAACTCAGTTTCGGCGGCAATGGCGGCGGCTAATTGGGTAACGTGTAGGTTTATAATGTCTTGGTAGTCACCGAGGTGGTTCAACGGCTCGTTGGCGCGTTCTGGGTCGGTGTATTCGATCTCACCAACGGTGCCGTTAAAACTGACCGCCCATATGTCATCATCAAGTAAGCCGGCGATATCAAATTGCAGCGCTTCATCGTCTACGATTACTAGGTTATCGCTGCTTAGAATCTTAAGTGTGTTCATGGCGGTTACCCTTTCGACTCAATTTTTTTAGCGGTTTCGACAGCATCAGCAAACACGTTGCGTGCGCTTTCAACAGCGGCCCCAGTCTCGCGGCTCATTTGAGCGTTTTCGATTAACAGCATTGGCAGAAACGCGATAGCGCAACCGTGCTGATCAACCTCGGCCCCGGTGTTCGGGTTGGTGCCGCGCACTGTTGTTGACCACATGCATTGTTCTTTGATGCATGGCTTCTTCAATAACGGGCATTTCTTTTCGGTCATGATTGCGGTCTCTTACGTTGGTTAGTTCTTTTGGCAAATGATTGCGTCGACATACTGCACGGCCATATTTACCGAGCCTGAAAAGCTATGGTTGTGCGACGAGCCAGAAAAAGAGGCGGTGTGAGCGTGGCCAGTGGTGCCCCCTTTGCCCGACGTTCTAAAGTGCGTGCTGTGACCAGCTGATTGAACTGAGCCGGGCACAAACTGAGCGGTAACGCTGGCTGAACCATAGTCGTGCCAGTGATGCGGCATTTGTGCTTCAGATAGCGTGTGGTTATTAACCGTTACGCTGCCACCGGTTGATTTGCTGTTTGTATTGCCGCTAACAGCCTGATTTTTGAATGCGCCGGTGAACGTTTGATTGCCACCAGAACCGCCGCCATTACCGCTAACAATGCGCAACGCCTTGTTGTTGTGTGTGGTCACCTTAGACCAGCCCACAGGCGCGGCGGTTTGCACAAATAACATACGGGTGCCAGTGGGGAATTTTGCGTCGGTGGCGCGGTCATAGGCCAGCTTTACGGCGGCGCTTGTAGCTAAGTTCTCGCTGCTGGTAGACACCACGGAGTCACTGCGCAATGTTATTTGCAAATACCGCGCGTCACCTTGCGTTAGGTTTAATTTGGTGTTGGCTACGTTAATCGCCTCGGTGCCGCGATCGTAGGCGGTTTTAACCGCTAAGCTACTGCCAACGGTAATCTCACTGGTTGAACTGGTGGTGTTGGCTACTTGGGTTTTGCGAACATAGCGAGCGTCGCCCGCTTCAACATCAAAACCTTGTTCTAAAACTTGAGTAATTCTGTCGTTTACAGTTTTAATGGCCAGGCTGCTAGCGACGTTGGTAACGCTGATCGAGGTAATCGACCCGCTTATTTGGCTTTTCAGTACATAACGCGCGTCGGCCAGCAATTGAGTTAGCGCGGTGTTGGCAATTGTTAGCGCATTGGTGGCTTTGGTTAGCGCTTCAACGGCTTTGTCATAACATAGTTTTATCGCCTTACTGGTGCCAAGCGAGGCTGACGAATCAAGCGAGGTTGAGTCAGAGACCGCATTCGGTAGGTTAGACAACCCGACTTGGGTTTTAGTTACTTCGTGCGGGTTGCTCTTGTTGCCCGAGTGCGTGTCGATAAAAGCGCTAGCCATTGCCAGCGCGTTTTTTAACCAGCGCGTTCTATTGGCCAGAATTTTAAGCGACAAATTTACCGGGCCTGTTGGGCCACCTAAAACGGGGTCGGTGGTCTCAACCTCGCGAACGGTTGCAGGAAACTCGGTGGGGGTTTGGTTCTCGTTAATATCAGCCATTACTTACAGCTCCATAGTTGAATTCGGCGTCGTAGTCGATTGTGCCGTCGTAGCTGATAACGCCGCCGGTGAAGTCAAGCGCCTTAACGTAGCTTCGCCCAGGTAAGTATCGGTTGATTTGATCAAAGACCAGGTCAGCGGTTAAGTTTGAGATAGGTTGGTTAATCTCAAGCCCAATACCAGGCGGCACGTTGTCGCCTTGCCAGCCTTCAATTAGCTCATAGTCTGTGATGTTAAAAATAGCCAAGTAGCGGCGCAGGCCCGAGGGTGTGCCGCGCGCAAAATGTTGCTGCACGGTTGATTCAACCAGCTGGCGTTTTTGGCTAACCGGCATTTTAGAATCCCAGTTATCAACGTTAAGCGCCCACGCTAGGTATATCAGCAAGGGCTCGGCCACTTCTCTAGGGTCCCACTGGTTAAAAATTGGCTCTAGCGGGATTTTTGCAAGGGCTTTACCCAGCGCAATATCAATGGCTTTTTGCAGCGGTGAGGCCGATTGGGTAAGTATGCTTTGCATTACTGCGCTACCCCGCCATAGGTGAGCGCCACGGTGGCGGCAAATGATTCACTCGGTGAGATGATTGTGTCAGCGACGGGGCTGTTGATTACCACGCGCTGAACGCCGCCAATGTGCAGGCCTGCATGAATCGCGCTTAACGTTAAATCGTTGCCAATGCTTCTGAGCTTGGCTAGTTGGTCTGTTAGGTTTTGACTGGCTAAAGCCAGCACTGAGTCTTGCTCGTTGCCTTCATATAAATACAAGGTGGCATCGATCGCTACATTAATGCTCACCACCGAGCGCACACGCGGCCGGTCAGAAATTGGGCGCACGGTTTCGCCGTTCAGTGCGGCGCTAATTGCGTCGGTCACGGCTTGGCTTGCTTGGCCGCCTGGGTCGCGCGTCATAACGGTGATGGCTATGTCGTTGGGTAGCGGGTCGGTGAGGCCTGCATCGTAGGTTGGGATAATAACAATCGCGTTGGCGGGTATGTCAGTTGACGCGGTTTGAAAGCGGGTAAACTGTGGCCGATCAACCGACACATCCAGCACGTCGGGGTGGGCGCTTAATGCGTGGTAGCGATACGCCTGCGCTGGGCCCGCGACACTTAAACCAAGCAGTGATAAGCGAATTCGCTCGCGGTATTCTTCATCGCCCTCAAGCACTTCGGCTACAGGTGGAAACGCCAACGGCTCAGCGGCGGCGATTACTTTACGCGCTACATTGAAAAACGGTAGACGGCCAAGCTGGTCTAGCTGTGGGCCAACGGCCAGCGCCAACATGATTGATTGAGCTTGAGAGTTTGCGCGGTTATTTTGTATTACCACACGATAAGCAAGCGCTTGCAGCTGCTCGTTTATTGGGTCGCTTTCTAGGTCAATGGTGGTGGCTTCGTCGGGCAGCGCGGCCAGAATGTCGGCTTTGAGCTCGGCTAATAGCTCTTCAAAATCCAGCGATTGAAGGTTGTCAGGTGGTGGCAGTGAAATGCTGGTCATTTAGGCCACCGACTGGCTGAGGGTATGATTAGACTGCACGTTGTAGCGCGCGGTTTGCGTGGTGACGGTGATCGAACCATCGCTGTTAATAACAATGCTGGTGCCGGTCATTTTTATTCGTTTTTCCCAACGCACAATCGCGTCAGCGGTTACCGCCATAATCAGTTGCTGAGTGCGCAGGCTTAGCGGCGCGTCGATTAGATCAAACAGGTATGAGCCAAAGGTTCGGCGCTGTATGCGCGTGCCGATAACGGTAAACAGAATTGTTTGAATGCTTTGCTCGATGTGTTGCTGCTCATCGATGACTTTGCCGGTGTATTTATCAATCATTGCCCGGCCTACTGAAGCGGGTTGGGCGGTGCAGCCCCGTTGTTGGCGTGAACATGCGTGTTATACAGGTCGCGGTCTGCGCTCATTGAGCGAGTGCCGTCGCTAACGTGTGCGGCGGCGGTGATGTTTTGAACGGCGTTAACATTTGCAGCGGTATTAATATTGCCAGTAGCGTTAACGCTACCGGTGCAAGTAACGCTGCCAACAACTTGCACGTTGCCGAGTATGTTAAAGCCCTTCAGGCAAGTGGCGTTAATTTCGCCGCCGCCGGTGAGTAGATCAATGCGGCCATTAACCGACTCGCATTTGATGTGCCCAGCATTGGCCGATAGGTTTATCTCGCCATTGTTTGCGTTTACGTCAACGCGGCCATCGTTGGCGTTGACTTCCACTTTGCCGTTGTTTGAGCTAGCGACAATCTCGCCATTGTTGGCGCTAATGTTTACCTTGGCGTTGTCGGCGGTAATGTTAAGCAAGCCTTCAGGCGGCACTGTCATTGCCATTTCATGGGTTAGGGTGTCGTAGCTGAGCACCGCGCCATCGATAAACTCAATAATGTCTAGGGTTGAGCTGTCGCTGGGCGCTTGCTGTCGGCCACCGCCGTAGAATATCTGCACAATAGAGGCATTGCGTAAGTCGCCGCCTTCACAGGCGATCATTACGTTAGTGCCGAATTCTAGCGGACGCCAGCGCACGTAGTTTTGCGCTACTTCGCCAGGTATGGGTAACCAGCCGGTGACGTGGTAGCCCTCAAGTTTTACCCGCAATTGAAAATGGGGCAAATCAACCTCCCAGATATGACCAATCATAATCACGTTATGAAGTCGTCTAGTGAGTTCAGAAAGCTCGGCGAGCGCGTCTTTGGTATCGGATGGCATTCGAGAATCATGCACAGCGCGATTACCAAAGTCACAGGCTTTCGGTGTGGTCAAGCGCTTGAACACACCGAAATTTAAGCGGCTTACTAAGCGGCTTGGCGCGCCAAACAGTGGGGCGGTTGGTCGTGGCCAACACAGTTAGTTTTAACTAGGGTGGATCTGCTGAGCCAGCGCTAACCCTGCGCGATAAACTCGGTAACAATGTCAGAAATGTGGCTACTGTCTTGTGGCGTTAAGCCAATCAGCACGCGCTCGGCGTATTGAGCGTTATGGTTGCGCGGGTCTTTGAGGCCGTACTGGCTTATTTTGCCGACCCGGGCGGCGGGGCCTAGCCAACCAACAATTACTTGACCCGGCTTGTTGCGTATTTTTAAGTTGCGCGCCAGGCGTATACGCACGAACATTTTTTTACGGTTGCGGCTTCTACCTTTGAGTTGCTTGCGGGCTTGCCAAGGCTCACCGCCTGGGTCTCGTTGGGCGCTGATGTCTTTTTGGGTTTTGTGTTGCAGGTAGGTGGCTATTTGGCGCGTTAGTTTGGCCTGCTCGGTGGGCGCTAGCGACTTCATTACCGCGCCTATGTGGCTGTCTAACTCGCTGGCATCAATCTCTATGCTGCTCACAGCTGCACGCGGTCACACTGGTGGCCGTCAATTAATATGCCGCCGTCTTTTTCGGTGACTGTAATCAACTCGGTTAAGGCTAAGGTGAGCTCAACATCGTATGCCGTGCTGCTGAGTAGGTCGGCCTTATAGTTAAACGCTTCAGGGCCACGGTTGTGCTCGGATTTATCAAGCCATTGGATTACTTCAAACGCCAGCACGTTAAAATCATGCGCGTATTCGGTAACAATGATTGACGCCTGGTACTCAAGCTTAAAATTTTGGTTGGTTTTTGGCTTACCTTCGGCTAAATCACTACCAAAGCCGGTGTTAGTGGCTTGGTTTTGGTAACTAATGACCTTACCTTGGTCTTCAACGAAGGTGTGCAGATTGTCGGCCTGTAGTTTTAGGTGTGCAAGGCTAAGCAAATGTTTGCGTAGGCTGTTGAGCTTATTCACTGGTAAAACCCTGCTGGCGCACCACTAGGCGGTTGTGCAGTTCGACACTTTCAGCGGTGACGGCGTTGTCTAGCTGCGCATAAACAAAGTAACTGCCGGGCAGTAAATCAACGGTTGGCAGCTGGCCGATAAAGGCGGTTTCGCCGGCGTTTAGGCTCAGCGCTTGAGCCTGCAGCACGTCATCGGCGGCACTGCGCTTAACCTGAATGCGGCAACGCCAGTTGTCGCTCAAGCCTCGGTTGTCGATGGTGTAGTTCAGCGCTACGGTGTCGCCTTGGTAGATGGTTTCGCTCATGATTACTTACGCGGTGTTATAGGCTGGTGGTGCCGGTGATGCTGGCAATGTGGCCGGTGGCGCTGATCTTTTTCAGGCTCCCGGAGGCGATGGCGGTTGGTGGCTCGGTTGCGGCGCCAGACTTGCCGGCGGCTATTTCAGCGGCCAGCGCTTGCAGTTGTTCTTGGGTGGCAGCGATCAGCAAGGCGGCGGCTTGATTGGCGACCTGTTGCGCGATATCGCTTGATACATCGATGGCGCGCAGGTGTTGCACGCTGCCCAGGGCTACCTTGGTGGTAACGGGGCTAAAATCATTAATGGTGTAGGTGAAATGCACCGAGACGGTATCGGCTGGTAACCAATCGTCTGGCACTGGCACGGCATAGGAATAAGCGCCAGTGTTCAGTTGAGTGATGCCGACCGATAACGTAGTCAGTATGCCGTTACGATACACGGCGGCGGCTAGCGTTTGCGCGGTGTGCAGGCGCAAGCCGAGCTTGGTTAGGAGTGTATCTGTAAAGGTATGTGGCATTTTTTCGCTTAGTTAATCAGCTGTTTACAAAATCTTCGCAGGCTTTGCGAAGCGCTCGTTTGTGCGGCGTTTGATCAACTAAAAAGGCACTGTAATTGATGTGCTCTTGGGCCGATTCCGCTTGGCTTTCCATTAGGCCGATTTCTTCGCGCAGCAATTCAAGTAAGTGCTCCATATCTTGCGGCGTGTGCTGGTCTGGGCTGCCGGTTGATATGCGAATAATGGCACCGATGCGGCCCGACGTGGCGACTAAGGCGCTGGCGTCGTTGCGAAGGTCTTCGGCAAGATTGGGAAAGCGCACATGGATTTGTGCAGCGGTTTTAAGATTTGCAGCGTTGGTAAGTTGGATTGGCATGTTATGGCCCCTGTGTAAAAGATGAATTAACATCATCACCAGAAACTTCTAACCTTCTGGTGGTGACGCGATACCGGTTAGAAGTACCGCCACAGAGAGCGGCCAACCCGAAGGTTGCCGATACCGCGCCACCATATAAAGAATGGGGGCACAAAAAAAGCGTGCTTCGAGTGAGCGCGCTTGCACTCTGTAATTTCGGACTTCTAACTCCGGTTAGTGAATTTGCACTAACGAAACAAACTTTAAGTTTAGTTGAACTTAATGTCAAGCTAAAAATGTCGCGGTAGCGATTGAAAGTACCGCCCGAAGAATCGGCCAACCGAAAGGTTGCCGCTACCGCATCACCAACCGAGAGAGTAACCAAGTTTGTGGCATTTGGGAATGCGATAGGGCAAATACTTTTCATGGTGTCGGCTATTGAGCCTCTAAACTCGGCTTATCGATTTGCGCGGCGTCAACACTGATTACCACCGTTTCGCCGACTACGTGACCCTGCACCACGGTTTCAAAATTAACGATTAGGGTGTCGTTAATCTGGCTGTTAAAGCCGGTGGCGGTTAGGTCCAGCGTGGCAAGGTAGCGGCCTGTTAGGTTCGCAGGCGTTGAGTCTTGCATTTGCGCAATAGTGATCGAGTCGGCGCTGGCGATCACGCCGTTAACGTGAACATGTGTTACCGCTGGTGGGCTGGCTGGCGCGATGAACGAGCCGCCATTACTGGCGCGTATGTTAATCGCGATTGAGTGGCTGGCTTTGCCATAGACTACGGTTTCTTTTGACATTTTCGGTCTCGGTTTTAGTGATTAAATTAGGTCAGGTGTTAACGTTTGCTTGACTACTGGGCTTCTAAACAGGGCCGTGGTGCGTTGGCGGTGTTTACCACGTTGGTGTACACGTCTTGCGTGGTGTTGTTGACAATCTCGATTAGGGTGATATCAACAAAAGTAACGTTACCGGTAAAGCCGCTGTCTAAAATCACACGGCCATAGTCGCCGCCTTCAATTTTTGCACCGTTCATGAGGGTGACATCGCCATCGATGCCGCCAACAAAGCGGTTGGTTTTAAATATAAATTCAGCGCCGTTGTAGCTGAACGCTTCGGCGGCGCTAGGGTCTAAAATTACGTTAACGCCGTGGGTCATTAACTGATTGCCTTCAATGTCAAGGCGTGGAATATCGCGGTCCAGCCGGTATTCGGCTTTGTAGCGGTTATAGGCCTCGCTGGCGTTATTAACCGCGGTTAAGGCAATGGCCTCGGCTTCAGTCATCACAATATTGGGGTCTAGCATTAACACAATGCGCTCGGGCGCGGCTGAGCCACAGCCAATTTTATTGTCGAGGGTTAACACTTCAAACAAGGTGAGGTGCGCGAACGAGAGTACAAAAAGCTGATAGGCGCTGTGGTCGACGGTAACTAACGGCGTGTCGTTTTGCGCTGATTCAATATCGGCAATGACTTCGGGCAGCGCACCGGCCGCGTCAGACACGTGGCTAAAATCGGTGCTGGCATACGCCGCGCTAGTGGTGCTGATAAGTGTCATTAACGCGTCTTGCACTGGGCCGTTTTCATCAACGATCAACATGTTCACGCTGACTGATTTGAAGCGCAGATTTGACGGGTCGCGAAGGTCGCAGTTTGCCAGATCAACCTTGCTGTCGATAAAACGAAAGCCTAAATCTGTTTCGTTTTTCTTAATAGCAAAATCAAACGTGTTTGATTGATTAATCTCTATGCCTCGAAGCTCAACCAGTTCGTTAGAGGTTGAAACCCTCAAGCTTGTAGAGCAGTCGTTTAAGCTCGCGCCGACAATTTTAGAGCTGCCGTCTAAAATAGAAATTTGCGACAAGTTAGCATAGCGGCAATTAGTATGCGTTTCGCCGGGCTGAATAGTTAATAGCGCGCCATTGCTTTGTGCCGGTGAGTTGCCTAAGAACACGGTGTCGACACACTCAGAAAAACCAAAATAGACGGCATTAACGGTACTTAAAAACCGAAAATTGCAGCCGTATAGATTAAATTTAGGGTTTACCCAGGCACCTGCCGCCGTGGTTTCAAAGTAGCCACCGACTAACTCAGCGCTGGCTTGAATGCTGATATCGCAGCCGTTAAAGGTGTAGATTTTGCCGCTGGCGTTTACGTATTTTTCACCGAAATTAATTACCCCGGCGCTGTTATC